AACTGGTACTTTGAAACTAATAACCCCGGGTTTATATTATCTTCTGCTGAAGCTCAAACACCTCAGCCTGTTATCACCCAGGTTACACAAGAGGCTAACACAGGTGATAATAACGGACAGCTAAATCAACCTGACACTCAACAGATCGATTCTGCAGAGAGTTTTCAATCTGCACTGCACGCTATGTTAGCGATTGTACAAGTAGAAAGCCAGATTGAAGCAAAGAATGAATCGTTAAATAAACCTGTAATTCGAGTAGATATTACAAAAATAACTAACGACTTTTATAAAGGAGGTATTTTTGAAAAAGTACTTCTCACTACACAGAGTAATCAGATACAGAGTAATCAATTTGATATAACTCAGTACGCACTAAGAGGCTTCAATAGCGATTTTATCGCATACCCTGATGATAAGATCAATAACGGAACATCAGCTCAATCAACAATAGCCGCAAATGTTCCTGTTGTAAATTTTGCAGATCTCTGTAAAGCTTATGTTGTAAGATATCCGAAAGTTCGTCCCGACGGGTCACTTGATACCGTCCATATTCCGGTGTATATAACGTTTGGATATTTGCTCGCGTTCCTCAACAATATGTGCCTTATTTACGATTCAAAGCAAAAGACTGATTCCTTGCAGGAGTCGGTAGGCACTGAAAAACGTCCTTATGTTTACTTAGATTTTAATCCTGAAACTAATTTCTGTTTGAGCTCACCTCAGCAGCTAACTGTGGATCCTTACACTTGTTTAATTCCCTTTAATTCTACAAGTACCGAGTATAGAGAACTTTTTGCAGAAGGAATAAAGACTGATAATTTTTTTAATCCAGAGAATCAAAACCGGGTTAGTGCTGCATTAAATAATTTTGGTTTATCTTATAAGTCAATCACCAACGTTTATCAAGGAAAGATAATGAATGTTCTCTTGAATATTGATTATTTATTAGGGCTAATTAAACAGTATGCAGGTGCAGATAAAGAACATGCTGTTAATTTACAGCCGTTTTTAGAAAGAATAACTGTAGATATAAACAAGTCTCTTGGTAATATAAACTCATTAAGGGTCGCTTATAGAGACGATGCAAATACGATACAGATAATCGATGATCAGTGGGTACCTAATTTAGACGAAGAGAAATCACTAATAGATAGACCTAAATATCTAGATAGTCTAAACCAATCAAAAGATCCGATTTTATCCGGACAGCTGCCAGTGTTCGAAGCCCCGAGTCTCGGATTAGATCAACCAAACGGAACTTTTAGTATAGCTAGAGAATTTCAATTTAAAACTACACTGTCTACTAAACTAGCAAGTACTATTGCTATTTCTGCTCAAGCTGCTACCGGTTCTGTAAACGCTACAGACCATTCTTCTTACAGTTGGCTTAATAAAAATTATCAAGACAGGTATAAACCTTACGTACAGGATCCTCCAAACAAGAACAAAGGTACAAATAGTAACACAGCCGGAAACGTAGGTAATGTTAACGAGACATCTAACGATCAAAAAGCAGCAGATACTTTTAACACCCATGTGGCGAGTATATATTCAAATCTTCAATTAACTGAAGAGAGGATCGATATGGCCAAGAATTACTACATAGAGAGAATGTCAAAAGTAAAGTCTACGAGTAGTACAACTACAGCAGCCCCTTTCATCCCAGCCGATCTAGAAATAACTATCGACGGTATCAGCGGTATAATAATGACTAATGCGTTTACCATCCCCGAAAGTAGATTACCATTGTCGTTAAGAGCGGAAGACGGGTATACAAAGGTGGGTTTTATTATAACCGGGTTATCACATACTGTCGAAAATAATCAGTGGCTGACTAGGATTAAGGGGCAAATGATAAAACTAAGAGAGGATTCACTATTAAGAAATCGAATATTTACTTTCAATAGAAATCAGAGCGAATTTGCACCCCCAGCCGGTACAGCTGCATCTACTACTATCACAAATACACCTTGGAGTGCTGCATTTATTAGTTACGTCATGCGCCAGGCCGGAGTGTCATTTCCTTCGAATGCAAGTCATGCTGGATATGCGCAATCGTTGAGAACTAATAGCAGGGGATTCGAGATCTTAGATCCTGCTAGAACACAAGTTAAGGTAGGGGATATAGTAGTAAAGAATAGAAGAAATACTCAAGGAGTTTCAAATACCTTAACTTTCAACACTAATCCCTGGGACGGAGCAACTCACGGTGATATTGTAGTAAGTGTAAATAATAATATTATAGCAGCTATAGGAGGCAACGTAAGTAGTACGGTATTCAAATCTAACATTCCCTTAACGAACGGACTATTAGCCACAGGTACAAGTGCTGCTCCAAACTTTTTCGTTATTTTGAGACCTCCTGCTAGCTTCGTACAGGCAATAGTAGATGTAGCTAATAGAGAGTACGAATTATGGACATCGCAAAGATGGGTTGAGTCGACAGTTGCTGCGATTCCAACTTTGCGGCTTTACTACAATACTGTTAATATATTCATATAAGTATGGCATTGAGATACTATCCATCAGCAGCTATAAACGAGAATAAGTACACTTCTGGTAATGAATACTTATTGCCTGATAAAAAACCCTACACCGGAAGATACTATACAATTTATGACGGAAGCTCGTTTACCGGAGTCAACCCTGTATTAGGCACAAACATCCCTTTAACTCCTGTAGTAGAAAGAGAGTCTACAGATGCTTCCTTATTAATTTCAGGACGCCCCCTGTTACCCGGGCAAGTCCCTAGTATAGTTGAACCTTACGCGTTATCAAGAGTACAAAACAGCCAAGGAGGAAGATTAAGGCTAACAGAGTTAGTCCCCTTCTTCCCTTCTCCGACAGAAGAAGATTATGCTAGAGGTTACTTCACTAGATACTTTGCAAAAACTGTCAGTGGACCGGGGTATGTATTTGAAATATCAAAAATAGATTGGACTAAGATCCAGAATGGAGATATCGAAGTGGAAAATATTTTGGGCTATGAGAGTATAGATATGCTATGGCAACTAACAGGTCCTTTAAACGATACGAGAATTTCTCAATATCAGATTAAAGGCGGTGTAGCAACTACTAACAAACGTGTCACAGAAAGTAAAAGTAGAGTGTTTACGGGATTGCTAGAATTTATCGGAGGCGATTATATTAAGTTTGCAAGGATCACTCCTTAGAGTTGGTTGAACCTGTAGAATGTCTTATTTTAAATAAAGGTTATAAATAAATGTTATGTATTACATAGTTGAGACTAAAGAACAGCTTGCAAAGTTACCTAAAACGGATAAATGCTTTGTTGATTTAGTTGCACTTTCCGAAGAATCACATCCTCTTCTTACTGTCCCTTCCGCACTCTATTACAACGACTTCGAAAAAGGGTATATTATACCAATTAATCACTCAGAAGGATTTTCTCTAAGTCTAGACGATATACAGAATTTTCTGTTTGAGATCGACAAAGTTTACCTGCTAGATAAAAAATGGCATTCCTACTTTCTCTATTTGCCGCAAGCCGTAGACCTATACTTCAATATTCTAGATAAAGATGGAGAAATCAAAGATATTCAATGCTACACACCTGTTCATCTAGACTTCTATAATAAGTTCAAGTACTCAGAAGAAGTAAATACTCTAATACCAATATCTAAGCATTACGAAAAGTGTGAATGTATGTTTAACGCGGTAAAAGACTATGCCGGAAGGGAAAGTAATGTAGAATGGCAAAATGAGTATATAAAAGCGTATAAATGGGTAGAAGAACAGGGTCTGACTGTAAATGAAAGGGTTTTCGATAAGTTTTTTGAGCCTACATGGAAGGCTAGATCTGTGAAAGATAACCGAATCTACACAAGCTATAACCTTTACAACATAACCTCTAGGCCTACCAATGCATTTAATGGAATTAACTTTTTAGCCTTCAATAAAGAGAACGGATCTAAGACGGCTTTTGTACCTCAAAACGATGTTCTTGTAGAGTTTGATTTTGATGGGTACCATTTGAGATTGATTGCAAATATGTTAAACGTATCCCTACCTTCTGATGAATCTATTCACGTTATTTTAGGTAGACAGTATTTTGGAAAGGAAGAATTAAGTTCGGAAGAATATCAAGAATCTAAAAAAATAACTTTCCGGCAGCTCTACAACGGGATTGAAGAAAAATATAAGCATATAGAATTATTTGATAAGGTTAACTGGCTACTCGAGGCAGGATGGGCTGAATATAAAAGGAAAGGCTTTCTTGAATTACCAAACAAGCGAAAAATAAAGATAGAAAACGCCAATCCGCAGAAGCTTTTTAATTACTATGTTCAATGTCTAGAGACCGTAAACAATGTAAAAAAGTTAATTGATTTACGCGAGTTATTTAAAGGGAAAAAGAGTAAAGTCATCCTGGTAGTATACGATTCAATTCTTATTGATTATTCAACTGAAGACGGAAAAGGATTTTTAAAGCAGATCAAAGATGTTTTGGAAAAGGACAGATATAGGGTGAAAGCACAAAAAGGCGATAACTACAACTTTTAGAAGAAATTATAGATATTTATTATGGCATACATTGAACTAACGCAAGACCAATTGAAGAATAAGTTATTTTGCACATTTTCTCCTAAAGACCGGCTGGATGACACCCTTAACTTGATACAGGGGGAATACTCTATCATGTACGGTAAGATTTTTGTGTTAGAGTCAATCGATTCAGAAGAGCTTCTCTGTACTTATAATATTGAGATTGAAGGTAGTACTACAAGAGTATTACCGAATACCATCCTACTACATAGAAAAAAAGAGACAAACACTCTTTACACTATTAATAGCCTTAATCTGCTTATTAAAACACTTAATGAAGGAGTTCTCGATACTTCCTTCCGGATTAATTGGCACGATTACAAGAACACAGTCCTCCTCTCGCAAGGAGATGAGCTTAAGAAGCTTTCCACAAAAATTCACAAAATAGTCAACATATAAGTTGATAATTTGTAAATTACTCCTTACATTCTTTTATTAACGTAATTTTTAAACTAAAAACTATAAGTTATGGGTATGGATTTAGGCGCAATCAAGTCTAAACTAAGTGCCTTGCAAAGCCAAAAGCAAGGCGGTCAAAAGAGAGATATGTCTCTCATTCTCTGGAAACCTACAGTAGGTAAGCATTCTGTGCGTATTGTACCTGCGTTGTGGGACAAGGCAAATCCTTTTAAGGAGATTTTAGTTCACTACGGTATCGGTAACCGTACTATGATTTCTCTCGTTAATTTCGGGGAGAAAGATCCAATCGTTGAGTTCGCCAAGCAGCTTGCATCAAGCGGGGACAAGGAAAATTGGATGATGTCTCGTAAGCTCGAACCAAAAATGCGCGTTTTCACACCTGTGATTGTTCGCGGGGAAGAAGAGAAGGGTGTTCGCCTTTGGGAATTCGGTAAGCAGATTTACGCTGAACTTTTAAGTCTTGCTGATGATCCGGATATCGGAGATTATACCGATGTTATTCAGGGTCGCGATATCACTATCGAAACTACTGGACCTGAAACTAACGGTACTTCCTTTAATCAATCCAAGGTACGTGTTCGTACCAAAACTACTCCTTTGTCCGAAGATGCAGCCGAGGTACAAAAGTGGTTAAATAATCAACCAGATGTATTTTCTATCTTTAAGAAGTACCCTTACGACGAAATGAAAGAAGCACTTCTTGGCTGGTTGAATCCAGAAGAGACTACTGACGAGCCTGCTCCTGCTACACCTAAACAAGAAGCTGCACCAGTTGAAAAGCCTGCTTCTCTTTCCCTAAATACTCCGAAGGCTAAACCAAGCATTGACGAGGAATTTGATGACCTATTTAAGTAATTAATTTATGGCTAAACTAGCTAAAGCCTCGTTAAACGAAAGTGTAGCGGGAGCTGTCAAGGGTACTTTTAACTTAGAGAAGTTTATTCAATCAAAAAACCTCTCAAGTACTTCGATAAAAATGAAAGAGCAGACTTGGATTCCTTTATCTAAGGCCTTTCAAGATTGCCTATCTATTCCAGGCATTCCAGTAGGACATATCACGCTACTTCGCGGACATTCTGATACCGGTAAGACTACTGCTCTCCTCGAGGCTGCAGTTAGCGCACAGAAGATCGGTTTTTTACCTGTATTCATTATTACTGAGATGAAGTGGAATTGGGAACACGCCAAGCAAATGGGACTCGTGTTCGAAGAAGTACCTAACGAAGAAGGCGAGGTTGCTGACTACAAAGGATTTTTTATCTATGTAGATAGAGAAAGACTTAATACTATTGAGGATGTAGCAGCATTTATCGCCGATCTTCTCGACGAACAGAAAAAAGGTAATCTTCCCTACAACCTATTATTCCTTTGGGATTCTGTAGGATCTATTCCTTGTCGTCTATCTGTTGAGTCAAACAAGAACAATAACGAGTGGAACGCAGGCGCAATGTCTCAACAGTTTGGTAACTTTATCAACCAGAAGATTGTTTTGTCCCGTAAGCAAAGTCAACCTTATACTAATACTATGCTTGCTGTAAATAAAATCTGGGTAGCTAAAGCAGAGAACATTATGGCCCAGCCTAAGATGAAGAACAAGGGCGGTGATACTATGTACTTCGATGCTTCCTTAATTATTACTTTCGGAAATGTAACTAATTCCGGAACTAATAAGATTAAAGCAACTAAGAATGGAAAGGATGTAGAGTTTGCAAAGCGTACTAAGGTTAGCTGCGATAAGAATCACGTTAACGATGTTACATCGACCGGACGGGTTATTATGACTGCACACGGGTTTATCGATGATACTAAGCAAGCAATCGATGCTTATAAGAAACAATACTCTAAAGACTGGTTAAAAACTCTCGGCTCAGTCGATTTTGATGTAGTAATTGAAACCGATGAAGACAACAAAGATGTATTTGATCCTACCGAGGAATAGTATATCTTTAAGAGTATGACGAGAATTAACATAGGTATTCCACCTAAGGAGTTAACTAATAAGCATTTAATTGCTGAACATAGAGAGTTAAAGCGCATACCAAACGTTGTAGCAAAGGGTAAATATAATCTCAAGAGCGTTCCTCAAGAGTTTACCCTGGGTAAAGGTCATGTATCATTTTTTTACGACAAGCTAGGATATTTAAAAGAGAGATACATTGACCTCTACAACGAATGTATATTTAGGGGATTTCAAGTACAGAGTTATTTAGCGTCATGGGACGGTGTACCGCAAGAGTTAATGAATAGTTATACTCCAACAGATAAGGATATTTGTATAATCCGTGAAAGGATAGCTGAAAGATTGGCTAATCCGATTGCAAAACAAAAAAAGAATGGATTACAGAAAGATGTTCGAGCAGATGGAGAAACAAGAGCCGGTAGACTTACATAAGAATAGTAGAGTTTTAATTGTCGATTCGCTAAATACCTTCTTACGCAGTTTTACAGCAATTAGTCACATAAATCCAAGCGGGGCGCACATTGGAGGTCTAGGCGGCTTTCTTAAATCTATAGGAGCAGCTATAAGACAGTTACAGCCTACTAGGGTTATTCTAGTCTTTGACGGCCAAGGAGGATCTACAAATAAAAGATACCTCTACCCCGAGTATAAAGCAAATCGGCATATAACTAAAATCTCAAACTGGGATGCATTCGACAACCAAGAAGAAGAATCTGAATCAATAACTGCACAAATTGTACGTCTAGTTGATTATCTCAAGTGTCTCCCTGTTGATTTAGTTATTATAGATAAAATAGAAGCCGACGACGTTATAGGGTATCTTGCAGGGCAATTTACCGAGAAGGTATTTGTATTATCAACCGATCAAGACTATTTACAGCTTGTTAACGACAACGTTTTCGTTTTTTCTCCAATCAAGAAAATCATTTACGATCCCGCAACAGTTATCGAGGAGTACGGAATACCTGCCCATAATTTTCTAACCCATAAAGTTATAGTAGGTGATAAGGGAGATAACGTACCTGGTGTTAGAGGTATTGCAGCTAAAACCTTAATCAAATTATTTCCTGCTATTACGTCGAGTGAGGAATTTACTTTAGAGAAACTACTAAATGAATGCGTAGGGAAGGATAAAAAGTATGCCGATGTTTATAATTTTCGCAATCAGTTAGAGATCAATAGGAAATTAATGGATATTCAAAATCCAAACATTCCTGAAACGGATAAAGAGGTATTAAATCATATTATAGCCAATCACAATAACGAGTTTAATCCTGAGAGCTTCGTTAAGCTATACAACGAAGACCAGTTAGGTAAGACAATGCCAAGTCCACATTTATGGTTGAGTGAAATATTTTCAAAATTAGCTAAGTTCGAGTTGAAAAAATAAAGAAAGGTTCTTATATTATCATATGGGAGTATTAAATCAGTTACAGCAGTATGGAGTAAGCTTTCAAATAAAAGTTTTATCAAGCCTACTTAAGCATAGAGAATTTTTACAAAGTATTTATGATATACTAGAAGAAGATTACTTTGATAATCCAGCACATAAATGGATTGTTGAAGAGATACTGAAGTACCACTACAAATACCATACTACACCTACCCTCGACGTACTCCAAGTAGAGGTGAAGAAAATTGAAAACGAGGTATTAAAAGTATCGGTAATTGAGCAGTTAAAAGAAGCCTATAAAGCATCTAACGAAGATAGAGACTTTGTTGAGCAGGAGTTTTCTAACTTCTGTAAAAATCAGCAATTAAAGAAAGCGTTACTATCTTCTGTCGAGCTACTTGAAAAAGGTCAGTACGATGATATTCGTTACCTAATTGATACTGCACTAAAAGCAGGCCAAGATAAAAATATCGGTCACGAGTATGAAAAGGATGCCGAGACTCGTTATAGAATGGAAGAAAGAGCTCCACAGCCTACACCTTGGGAACATATTAACGAACTACTGCAAGGAGGTTTAGGTTCAGGTGATTTAGGTATTATCTTCGGGAATCCAGGCGGCGGTAAGAGCTGGATGCTCGTTGCATTAGGTGCAATGATTGTATCAGGCGGCGGTACTGTAGCTCATTACACCCTTGAACTATCAGAAACGTATATGGGTAAGAGATACGATTCTATTTTTACCGGTATTAGAATTCAAGATCTAGGTAAGCATAGAAAAGAGGTAGATGAAGCAGTGAGTAAATTACCTGGTAAGCTTATTATCAAAGAATTTTCAATGGGTAAAGCATCTATATCAACTATTGAGAGTCATATACAGAAGATTACCGATCTCGGACATAGACCAGATCTTATTATTATCGACTATGTTGATCTTCTTAAATCTAAGAGAAAATCTATTGACAGAAAAGATGAGATAGATGATATTTATGTCTCCACCAAGGCCCTGGCCCGTGATCTCAAGATACCAATTTGGACTGTATCACAGGTAAATAGAGCAGGTGCAAAGGACGATGTTATCGAAGGAGATAAAGCAGCCGGATCTTACAATAAGATTATGATTGCTGACTTTGCGATGTCGTTGTCTAGAAAGAGGTTAGATAAAGTTAACGGTACTGGTAGAGCACATATTATGAAAAACCGTTATGGCGGTGATGGTATGACTTACCCTGTGAAAATCAATACCGAAAACGGTAATATTGAAATAACAGCACGCGAAATGGGTGAGGATGAATTCGTTCAAGAAGGAGCTCCGATACCCGGAAAGCCGGTAACTGGTTTCAGTGCAGAAGAGAAAAATTTTCTACAACAAAGGTTTTTTGAATTAGGGAAATAAGCTATTTATTACTACAAAAGTTATCAGATATGAGCATAGCGGAATTATACGTCGAAAAAAGAACTCCATTTGCACCTCCGGTGAATCAATCTACTTACGAGCAGTTCGTATTTAATATGGAGAGCAATGGTACTAACGACCTAGTTGAAAGAGACATGGTTGACCCTACTTTCCGCCCCCCGCAAGCTTCAGATAGCTATCTAGCCCAAAAATTCCAAAGCGGGCTAAATTCGAATTTAAGCCAGTAATTGAGTAATTTGTTATGATCTCAACGGCATCGTAAGATCGCCGAACAAAAAACCTATCTTTAAACTATTAAAAAACATTAAGAGACATGGACATCTCCCAGAGCATCCTAAGTGATATTACAGTGTATATGAAATACGCAAAATTCAACCCAGACTTAAATAGAAGAGAATCTTGGGATGAGTTAGTTGATAGAAATAAAGAAATGCACATAAAGAAATTCCCTCATTTAAAAGATGAGATTGAGGATGCTTATACGTTTGTCTATGATAAAAAAGCTTTACCTTCTATGCGTTCTATGCAGTTTGCCGGTAAGCCCATTGAGATTAGTCCTAACCGTATATATAATTGCGCTTACTTACCTATAGACGATTGGAGAGCTTTCGGTGAGACTATGTTCTTGTTACTTGGAGGAACTGGGGTAGGTTATTCAGTGCAGAAACACCACGTTGATCAATTACCTGAAATCAGAAAACCTGATCCAAAGAAAAATCGTCGTTTTCTCATCGGGGATAGTATTGAAGGATGGGCCGATGCGGTAAAGGTACTCGTACGCTCTTATTTTGAAGGAGGATCCACTCCAGTATTTGATTTTTCAGATATTCGTCCTAAAGGTGCTCAACTAATTACTTCAGGCGGTAAAGCACCCGGCCCCCAGCCCCTTAAGGAGTGTTTACTAAAGATTCAAGGAGTATTAGATAGTAAGGAAAACAACGATAAATTAAAACCAATTGAGGTTCACGACATTGTATGTCATATTGCAGATGCAGTATTAACCGGAGGTATTCGTAGGGCTGCTTTAATTAGCCTATTTAGCGCCGATGACGAAGATATGATTGCTGCTAAGTCGGGTCCATGGTGGGAACGTAATCCTCAAAGAGGTAGAGCTAATAACTCTGCCGTTCTACTTCGCAGCAAGGCAACAGAGGAGTTCTTTATGAATCTCTGGGAGAAAATTAAAGCATCAGGTGCAGGCGAACCAGGTATCTATTTCAATAATGATAAAGACTGGGGAACTAATCCATGCTGTGAAATCGCATTACGTCCTTATCAGTTCTGTAACCTGTGCGAGGTAAACGTATCAGACGTTGACGATCAAGAAGACTTAAATCAAAGAGTTAAGGCAGCTACATTTATCGGTACCTTGCAAGCATCGTATACCAACTTCCACTACCTACGCCCTGTATGGCAACGTACTACCGAAAAGGATGCCTTAATCGGCGTGGGTATGACAGGTATCGGATCAGGTGCAGCTCAAAAACTAGATCTCAAGCAAGCAGCCCAAATTGTGAAGGAGGAGAATGAAAGAGTAGCTAAGCTAATCGGTATTAATCCTGCAGCAAGATGTACTACTATTAAACCATCTGGTACTTCATCTCTGACTTTAGGTACATCAAGCGGTATTCATGCATGGCATAACGATTATTACATCCGCAGAATCCGGGTAGGTAAGAACGAAGCAATCTATACTCATTTATCGATTCATCATCCTGAACTTGTTGAAGACGAATACTTCCGTCCACACGATACTGCTGTTATTTCAGTACCGCAGAAAGCACCAGAAGGATCTATTTTACGTCACGAATCTGCTTTACAGCTTCTAGAAAGAGTGAAGTTCTTTTATCAGAATTGGATCAAACCTGGACATAGAACAGGTCAAAACACTCACAATATATCAGCTACAGTTTCTATTAAAGATGCAGAATGGGAAGAAGTAGGTAAGTGGATGTGGGAAAATCGTAAGTTCTACAACGGACTTTCTGTACTTCCTTTTTCAGAACACACCTATAAACAAGCTCCTTTTGAGGATTGTACTGAAGAGCAATATGAAGAACTCATGAAAAGTCTTACTAATGTAGACCTCTCACAAGTAGTTGAATTTGTTGATAGTACGAATTTAATGGGAGAAGTAGCTTGTGCTGGTGGAGCTTGCGAAGTAGTTTAGTTGCTTTCCATAGTTGCTGATATTTATTAACGTGAATTTACTAGATTTATTCCGGAAAAGTAGATTAAGGACTCCTACCGCAAACGGTAACAGGCCGTCCACTACTTATGAAGATAGTGTTGTAAAAGCTCGCAATGTACGATTTCCTCCAAATATATCTCCAGGAGCGAATTTTGATCAATATGTGAGATATGAAGAGACAGGTGCCGTACCAGGATCGCCAGCTCCGGTTCAAGTAACGTATTACATGGTTGCAGAGAATGATGATTTTCTAATAACTGAAAACGATAATAATTTAATAATTGATCAAGAAATTGTTTAATTAAATGGCAAACGTAAAAATATCCCAACTCCCTGCAGTCACTTCCGTAACCGGAACTGATGTATTTCCTGTAGTAGCAACCACTACAACCTCTAAATTAACTATTACAGGACTTGCAAATTCACTATCGCAAGTTACTTCCTCTATCAGTTCATCAGTAGCAGTATCTGCTTCTTATGCATTAAGCAGTTCATTCGCATTATCTGCATCTTGGGCGCCAGGTGCAGCTGCAGTAGTACTTGCAGTTTCAAGCAGTGGTTCTTCAATATATTCTGTAAATCCCGGTACATCTAATTTCGGATTAACAGAAAGTATTTTCTTAGGTACTAATGCCGGCGGCGGATCGCCTACTGCCAATTACTCTGTCTTTATAGGAAACGAAGCCGGTTCCGGATCGACAGATGGAGCTGCTTCAAATTTTATCGGATCTAGTGCAGGTAAACAAGCAACTAATATTAATAGCACTGTAGCAATCGGAATTGCAGCAGGACAGCAATCTAACTTAGCTAATGAATCTGTATACATTGGATCCTATGCAGGATATCAGACAACAGGAAATAGCTATAGTACGCTTATAGGTAAGTATGCCGGACAAAACTCAAGCGCAGATTATTCAAACTTTTTAGGATATCAAGCCGGCGAATCTACTGCTGCTAACTATTCTAACTTTTTAGGTATAAACGCCGGACAAGTAGCAACTAACGCTATTAACTCTAACTTCTTAGGCGAGAACGCTGGTCAAAGTGCAACTAATGCTAACAATTCTAACTTCCTGGG